AGACTAATCTTGTACTTGGTCTTGAAGATAGAGATGTTAAAGTTAAGATTGGTACTCGTGGTGGTGTTCCTTATGGTTATGTTCGTGGTAGCGATCTTGAGTCTTTAGCTGGTGTTGCTGATCTTTCTAAGGCTTCTGCTTCTACCATTAACGAGTTACGTCGAGCAATCAAGGCTCAGGAGTTTTTAGAGCTTTCCGCTCGAGGAGGATCCCGTTATATCGAACAGATCTATTCCTATTTTGGTGTCAGATCTTCGGATGCCCGTCTTCAGCGTCCCGAGTTCCTTGGCGGCGGTAAGTCTGCCGTTATGATCAATGATGTTTTACAGACTTCACAGACTACAGAGTCTTCTCCGTTGGCTACTCCTTCCGGACATGCCGTTGGCGTTCAGAATACTCATTCTTTTAAGTATCGTTGTGAGGAACATGGCTACATTCTTGGTCTTATGACCGTTATGCCTGATCCCTCATATCAGCAAGGATTACCCAGGGTGTTTCAGAAGTTTGATCGTTTGGATTACTATTGGCCTCAGTTTGCTCATCTTGGAGAGCAGGAGATCCTTCAGAGTGAGTTATATGTGGATATGTCTACAGATGGAAAAGGTTCCAATGCCAATGAGACATTCGGTTATGCTCCCCGCTATTCAGAGTATAAGTATATTCCCAATAGTGTTCATGGAGATTTCCGTGATACTCTCAATTTTTGGCATATGGGTCGCATCTTCTCAGGTCCTCCTCGTCTCAATGATTCTTTTCTTACCAATATGAGTGCTGCTGATCGTCCTTTCGCAGTTACAGACTCTGGTATTGATAAGATTTGGGTTAATATTCATCATAATTTTAAGGCTCTTCGCCTTATGCCTAAATATGGTTCTCCCCTATTCTGAGTGTTATGAGATTTCTTTCGTTTTGGCAGTCTATCGGCTTGCCTCCTGATGAAGATCCAAGTATAGAGCATTTGGATGATGAACTTATTACAGTTCCATCTATGTCTCTTTCAGTAAAGGAAATTATCGCTCGTGCCACTCGAGGTACGATCGATCTCGAGAGTTTAGTAAGGCCATCAGTTGACACTGATGACGATATCGATGATGATACGTTTGATGATGTCGATGATATGGTAGATGTTCAACGTATAAAACGAGACAGTTATGAAGAAATTCGTAGAAGTCTTCAGCGTGATCGCAATGATAGTGGCGGCGCTGAATCAGGTCTTTCAGAGCATGAAGACCCCGGAGAAGTAACCGGCGATGCCGGATCTGAACAGTAGTAGTTCAAGTTTTCATAAGTAATTTGGTTAGCCTGCGCAGTGATTGCGCGGGCTTTTCCTGCTTGTTGGTATTTACATGGAACGTAGTGTAATGTTATAGGCCTTTAGGCCGGTGTGACCCCTTTCTAAAAGAAAGGGACCTTATAAGTTAAAAAAAATACCTTCTCTCTTTTTTTTGTATCAGAATTTTGACTCAAGTAAAGAAAGCGGCCCGGCCACGAGTTTTGCGGAACGCAAAACAAGTAGGCCGGGATGTGACGCGCCGATGTATTAATAAATGTTAAAATCGGTTTTATCCGATTCTCTAATTTTGGTAAATGAAATTATTTTACTAATTTCGTGTCAGACTTAGCACTCCTATTACTTGATATATTAGTGCTAAGTGACACCGTTAAGATTTACAATAATTTATGGACTGGTTAGGTTTTGGAGCTACAGTTGGATCTGCATTGATACCTGGTGTTGGTAATTATTTGGCTGCTAAGGAGTCAAAGGAGGCTGTTCGTGAGCAGAATCTTACAAACATCTATCTTGCCAAGTATCAGAATGACCGTAATTTGGATCTGTGGAATAAGCAGAATGAATACAATCTTCCGTCTTCTCAGATGCAAAGACTTAAAGATGCTGGCATTAATCCTCATATGGTTTATGGTAACGGTACCGTTGCTAATACTGCTGGTTCTCCTGCTCCAACTAAGGTTCCTAATATCGGAAGTTTTACAAATTATGCGCCTTATGTCAGTGGTATGGCAAATTCTATCGGATCTGTTTTTGATAATCTTATGAAGATTGCTCAGATTCGTAAGACTAACCAAGAGACTTCTAATCTTAACGAGTATCAGAATAATATGCGTCAGCAGGGACTTAATCTCAAGACAGAGAATGATCTTAAGATGATGAGTCTTGCCAAGTCTAAGGTTGAGCGTGATTATTGGTCACAACAGTTTGAGTTGGATATTCTTCAACGTAAGGCTGAATTAGATCTTTCAGGTGAGAAAATGCGCAATCTTACTCAAGATACAATGAGTCGTACTATGCAGAATCAGGTTTATCAGAAGTTTGGTGAAAAGCGTGCTGAAAGTGATTTGTTGAATTCTTATGCTGCTTATGCTATGAGGCATACTCAGCAACAGTTGATTCAGGCTCAGATTGTGGATACATTTGCTGCTGCTGGTCTTAAGAATGCTGCTGCTTCAAAAGTTCCTTATGAGATCAGTTTGCTTATAGCTAATCGTATGCAGACTTATAATAATGCTACCCTTTCCCGTAAGAAAGCTATTCGCGAGGAGATTAATTCAGATATTGATCGTATTTTGCGTGATAATAAAGTTAACCTTCGTTCTGGTGGTCCTTTTGGTACTATTGAGAGAGGTATTGATGCTTTAGGTAGTTTATTGGATAGGATTATTCCTTTAAGTTTTTGATATGGGTTGGTCAGTATTTTTAATGTTTATATTTTTATATTTAATTCCATTAATATTGATTATTTGGATAGTAAAAAGATTCACAAGGAACAGAAATAAGTGATTAACATAATCCCGATTATGTTCCGAAACTATAAAATTAATTTATTATGAGAAGAAGAAGAAAAGGCTTTCGTCGGCGCAGGCGTCGATCAAGGCGAATCCGGTCGATCCGGATATCTCGAGGAGGAATCAGGCTATGATGTGTTTGAATCCTCTGACTATCGAGTTGAATGATGAATCTCGAGAGAAACGAATGGCAAAGACATATATGCCATTGGAATGGCGATTCGCTACTCATGTTACTGTTCCATGTGGAAAGTGTGAGGCTTGTATGAGTCGCAGGAGATCCCAATGGAGTTTGCGTCTTACAAATGAGGTTGCAGATTCCGAATCTTGTTATTTTATCACTCTGACTTATGATGATGATAAGATAAATTACACGCCTGATGGTTTTCCTTGTGTATGCAAGAAAGATGTTCAGGATTTTTTGAAGCGTTTCAGAAAGTCCTTAGAGCCCTTTAAGATTCGTTATTTCGTTGTATCCGAATACGGACCTAAAACCTTAAGGCCTCACTATCATATGTTGTTGTTTAATTATCCACATTTGTTAGATAATAAGCTAGATGAAAATATCAGAACTGCTTGGCGTAATGGATTCATTCGAGTTGATCCCGTTAATCCTGCTCGTATCAATTACGTTACTTCCTACTGTTTGGATAGTAGTACGTTACCGAAAGGTTACGTTAAGAATTTTATGTTATGTTCTCGGCGTCCTGGCATTGGTTCCGGATATCTTGATAAGGATGTTATCTTATCCTATCATCGTGATTCAATGGATGATTGGTGTTATCTCCCTCAAGATGGCAAAGTTATTAAGGTCAAGATGCCCCGCTATTATAGCGATAAGATTTTTTCTGAAGAATCTAGAGATGAAATTGTTCTTGAAAATGCTAAATACGCAGATAGAGAGCGAAAGAAACTCATTAAATCTCACAGAAGATGGCTTATAAAGCATCATTATGATGTTAATGAAGCTACTCTTAAAACCGCTTATGACGGTTCTCCTCTAAAGAATGTTCTGGATTTTCGTGATGATTTTGTCGCAAAGGTTCGATCGAAGTGTAAGTTAAAAAATCAGATTTAATTATGGGCAATTTATGGAATTCTATTCGAATACGTCCGCCCAAGAGTAATCGCTTCAATCTGTCTCATGATGTGAAACAGACAATGAAGTTTGGAGTTATCACACCTATCATGTGTGTTCCTACTCTTCCCGGTGATGTATTCAAATTGAATACAGAAATTTTGTGTAGGTTCGCCCCCATGAAGGCTCCGATCATGCACAAGATAAATGTTTATACTCATTTTTTCTATATTCCTTCTCGTCTTTTATGGAGTCATTGGAAGGATTTCATTACCGGAGGTGAAGATGGTACTTCTGCACCCTCTTATCCTCGTTTGAAGATTAACGCTAATACCAATCAACTTGGCGGCGTTTTTTCTTCCGGAAGTCTTGCTGATTATCTCGGTTTTCCGGTAGTTAATAGTGGTGCTGGTGTTTATCCCGGTCGAGAGTTAGATATTGATGTACTTCCTTTTCGTGCTTATCAGCTCGTTTATAATGAGTACTATCGTGATCAGAATGTTACTGATCCGGTAGATATAGGTAAAGATATGGATGGTGTTATCCGTGATGTTCGGGAGCTCATGTCTCTTCGTAATAGATCATGGAAGAAAGATTATTTCACTTCTGCTCTTCCTTGGGCTCAGCGTGGTGAAGAGGTTTCTCTTCCTTTACAAGGAACTGCTCCTATTAAATATCCTGAGGAACTTATTGCCAATATAGGTGTTTCTGAGTTGGACAGTATTATCTATCCTGGTCAACCTGATTATTCTACTTCTTATCCTTTATTGGCAGATGAACAGACTAATCTTGTACTTGGTCTTGAAGATAGAGATGTTAAAGTTAAGATTGGTACTCGTGGTGGTGTTCCTTATGGT